CAGCATGGCAACGTTGCTGCTGGAGGCTGAGCTTGATCGCCGCAGCTGACCCGGCCCGCCAGAGCCGTGCCCAATCTGGCCGTCCTACCGCTCGATCCTGACCATGCCCACAGCACGCGGGGCTGATGCCGCCCCGATCGATGAATTACTGCCACCGAATTGCGGCCCCACTGGCCAGCAACTGGCCGCGCTCGATGCGGCAGTGGCTGCCGCGTTCCCTGCGTTCGGCAGCCTGGCTCCGAATGACGCAGCCGACATCAAAGGCCGGCGTCACGCCTACCTGAACCTGCCAGGGCTGCTGGATGCCGTTCGCCCTGCCCTGATGGCGCAGCAGGTGATCATCGCCAATACCATCAGCATCGTGCCGGGTGGGTTTGTGGTGTCCACCATGCTGCGGCACAGCGGCGGCGGCTGGCGACTGTCTCAGTTCCCGGTGCTGAGCCTGACCAGCTCCAGCGCGATCTCTGCCGCGGCCACCAGCGGCTTCAGGGTGAACCTGCAGCTGCTGCTCGGCATCTGCGCCTCCGATGAGGATGCAGCGCATGACGCGGCGCCTGCTGCAGCATCCGCCCCATGGGAGCCTCCCGCACCTCCCTACGCACAGCCGATGGCAGTACCGCCCCAGCAGCAGCCCTGGGCCGCCCCTGCTCCACAGGGCGGGTACGACATGACAAGGGCGATCCCTCAGCACGAAATCGACGCCGCTGTCGCTGCTGCCCAACAGCAGCCCTGGGCTGCCCCTGCTCCACAGCCTCAACCCGACCCCTCCGCATACGTCTGATCCATGAAGAGTGCACGTGTGAACCTCTGGAACGCCCAGCCGTCCCAGAATCCCAAGGCCCCGATCCTGAACGGTGCTGTCGAGCTTCCCGCCCAGCTGATCTGGGAGCTGTCCCAGGCGATGCAGCAGGGCCAAGGGTTGGAAGTCAATCAGCAAACCGGGGAGCAGTTCTTCAAGCTGCGCCTCAGCGTCTGGCGCGGCACCGGCGAGAACAATGCTCCGGTGTTGAACGGCCAGATTGAAAGCCCCTCTGAGCGGGCAGCCTACTTGGCGCAGAAGGCAGGGCTTGTTGGTCAGCAGCAGGGCGGCGGGCAGTGGGGATCTCCTGCCGCAACCCCACCCCAGCCGCCTGCCTATGGGCAGCCCGCTCAACAGCCTGCGCCTGCTGGGTATCCGCCAGCAGCAGCGCCGCAGCCTGCCGGGCCGCCAGCGGGCTACCCTGCGGCGCCTCCGGCAGCTGCTCCGCCAGCAGCAGCACCGCCGCAGTGGGGACAGCCTGCCCCCGGCGGATGGGGCGGCTGATTGACCACCGATCGCCCACGGATCGCCCTCCTGCCGCAGCAGGGGGGCATTTCATTTGATGAGCCCAGCCATCGCTACTGGGTGTGGTCGCAGCGCCGTGGGCGGTGGCTGCAGCCGCCCAGCTGCTCACAGGTGCTCGGCCTCTCTGGCGCCAAGGGCTTCAACCCCGAGCACTGGCGGCGCAAGCTGATCGAGCGCGAGGGCATGCGGCCGACTGAGGCCGAGGCCTACATGGATCTGCATCGCAACGGCCGCGCCGACATCGGCACCGAGCTCCACGCCCTGATCAGGCAGGAGCTGCTGGGCATCGCTGCGCCGCCGGTGCAGTTCGCCGAGTCGCTGATGCTGCTGGCCACCTGGCGGAGACTGTTTATGCCGCAGATCGAAGAGGTGATCGCCTGCGAGTCGCCGCTGGCCTCGCTGCAGTTGTTCTACACCGGCACGCCGGATCTGATCGCCCGCGTCGCCGGGCAATGGCTGATCGTGGATTGGAAGAGCAAGGTCAGTCAAGAAAAGGCGAAGCCCGATCAGGCATGGCCGCTGCAGCTGGCGGGCTACGACCTGCTGGCCCAGGAGCGCTATGGCATCCGCTTGGATGGGGCAATGAATCTGATGGTGTGGCCAGGCGGCTGCGAGGAAGTGTTCTGGCCGCCAGAGAGAATGGCCGAGCTGCGGCGCCGCTACATCGGCCACGTCGCCTGGGCCCATGCCGTCAAGGGGGTGCGCGGTGATGCTGCTGCCGCCGGTGCGCTGGCGCACGTGCTGCAGCTCCACCCTGAAGCGCTGGAACTGGCCACACCACCATCAGGACATGGGGCGTGGACGGTGGCGCAGCTGCTGGGCAGCGATCACCCCGCTTTGCGTGCGGCTTGACGCTGAGCGCGAGCTTGCCGGCGCATGTCCTCGAAGAGAAGCTGCCGCAGGTATCCGACCCTGCCGAGCCCCCGCAGTTCGGCTTCGCGGTCAAGGTGCTCCACCTGCTCGGCGGGCAGTTCGACGGAGATTTGCCGGTGTCCGGGTTTCAGGGGCCAGCTGGGCATCGCGCTCTGTTCAGTGAATCCACTCTAGAGGGTACCGGATGGGAACCTATGAGGTAGGGTACTGGGGCCATCCGCACACGCTGCTCCATGGCGATGCCGACCACTGCCCGGGCTAGGTGGTGGGTGCTTTGCGTTCCACCGCAAAGCTCGGCCTCTCGCCTGTCACTGGACCCGTCGAGGTCTGCCGCTGGTTCCGGCTTTGTAAGGCTCAGGGCGGCAGCAAGCAACGAGCGGGTGGCTCCTATTCCGCGCCATGATTGAACCCGCCTACCTGGCAGCACTGCGTCATCAGGTGCGCTGTGAACTACTGCTAACGATGGTGCAGCTAGAGCAGCTGTGCCCTAGCTGGTGGGCTGACCTCAGCGAGATGGCCCAGCAGCTAGGCACCGATCGCGCATCTCTGAATCGGTCGCTGACCAAGCTGGAGGCGATGGGATTGATCAGGCGCGAGCGGATCAGCAACACCGGCGGGAACTGGGTTTGGTGGGTCAAGCGTTGCGAGGATGACCAGCCGTGTCCAGACGCCGAGCCGGCGTGGAGGCTGCGCGATCTTCAGCGTGGAAGGGTCATTCGCGTCACGATCCGCGGCAGGTGGCAATGGGCGGAGCGCCAGGGGATCCCCCGGGCAACGATGCAGAGCTTTCTTGGCGGCCACCAGCGCACGATGAAAGGCCGCTGGCAGGTGGCAGGCAGTCCATGGGATGACGAATCTGGCTGCTGATGGGTGCAAATGGGGAACCGTTGCGGTAGGGTGGTGGAGACCACTCGCCATGCACCAATGGGCCACCATCAGGCGCCCTGCGCGCCGCCCCCGTCACTCGACACCATCCGCCAGCAGCTCGATGACCTACTGGCCCAAATCGAAACCGACCAACAGGCTCTCGCCGCCGAACAGGCCGCCGTGGCCCGTGCCACCGAGGCGCTGCACGAATCCCCGGCGCTGCAGGCTGCCTTGGCGCAGGGCCAGGAGCTGATGCGCGGCCGGGTGCTGATGCTGATCGATCACCGGCTGGGGATGCTCCGCGAATCGCCCACGGCGGTTCTGCTGCGGGCGCTGCGGCAGCAGGTGCGGGAGGTGGAGGCGTGAGCCATCGAGATTTCGCCAACATCGCGGAGGGCGACACTGTGATCATCAACAGCAGGACAGGTCGAACCTTGGCGCATGTTGCCAAGGTGACGAAAACCCAAGTTACCGTTGATGGCCTTCGTTTTATGCGATCCGATGGCAGTGAATACGGCGGCGATCAATGGCATCGCAAGTGGATCGCTATTCCCAACGTCAACGACATCGGTGAAATTAAGGCTGAGCAACGCCAAAAGCGTGCAGTCATTGAATCTAGTCGCCTGCGCAATCAGATTGACACCGCGCTGATGGAAATCACCCGAAGCCAGCGCAGGTGGGGGCTTGGGCTGGCGATTGAAGCGGCAAACGACCACCTGCGGCGCGCACTAGAGACGCTGCAGGCTGATGCGGAGGTGTCCCAGTGACAACCGAACTCCATATCCTGCTCGGCTCCATTGTCGGCGGCACCGGTGCCCTGCTGTCGTACTGGGCTGGCTGGAATGCAAGGGGACGGCTGCAACCACCACGGGGTAGCCATGGGCAACGCAAGCCCAGCTTTGCCGAGCTGCTGATGCCGCCACCACGCGACCAGGATCCCGACTGGCGCCGCAGCTTCAGCCACGAGAACACCAACAGGCCGAGCGGGCCGCCGCCGCTTCGGTTACGCCGCTCAGAGCCACCTGAGCAGTTTCCCCGCCTGTCCAGTCCCGGCGCAAACCCTCCGCCTTCTGCACCATGACTACACCGATCATCATGTGGCGCCTCTCGTGGGGCGAAATCAAGCCCGTCCCCTGCACCAAGGTCACAGCCGGCTGTGTCTGGCCTGTTGAGCGCAAGGGCCGCCGCGAAACTAGAGCAGGCAGCTGGGCCAGTTACCACGAAACTTGGGCCGATGCCCATGCCGCGATGCTGGCCAAGGCTGAACGGGAACTGGACGCTGCCCGCTGCCGGCTCGAACGCGCACAGGGCGACCACGGCCGAATCAAGGGCATGGAACCACCGGCTGATGCGGAGGTGGCCCCATGACCCTCTCCATCCTCGCCGGCATGGTCGAGATCATCGCCGTGCTGTCGATCGTCGGCACCGCCACCCTGGCCACGTCGCTGTGGTGGGCGCTGTGTGAGCGGTTGGTGGGGGAGGGGGAGTGATGCCTGACAACACCCTGCATCGTTACCGCGAATTCATCGCATCCAAGGGCACTGCTGCCCAGTCCTACGGGTTCCAGCCGCAAGGCCAATGGGATCTGTTCCCCCATCAACAATCAACCCTGCAATTCGCCTGCGAGAAAGGCCGATCGGCTGCGTTCCTCGACACCGGACTGGGCAAGTCCCGAGTGGAGGCCGCCGCTGCTGCTGAGTTCGCCGCTGCCAGTGGTCGGCCCTCGCTGATCCTCACCCCGCTGGCGGTAGCGCGTCAGATGGTGCGGGAGTGCGCAGCAATCGGCATTGAGGCCCGCATTGTGCGGGAGCAGTCGGACGTTGGCCCTGGCGTGAATATCGCCAACTACGAACGGCTGCCAAAGCTGGACCCATCTGTGTTCGGTGGTGTCGTGTTGGATGAATCCAGCATCCTCAAGGCATTCACCGGCCCCACCAAGCGGATGCTGTGCGAGGCGTTTAGCGAGACGCCCTACCGGCTGGCGGCCACCGCAACACCGGCGCCGAACGATCACATGGAAATCGGCCAGCACGCCGAGTTCCTGGGCGTCATGCCAGGCCCAGAGATGCTGTCCCGGTGGTTTATTTCCGATCAAACCACCATGGGCGGCTATCGCCTCAAGGGGCACGCTCAGGAGTCGTTCTGGCGGTGGGTCGCCAGCTGGGCCAGGGCCGCCACGCTCCCATCTGATCTTGGGGGCGATGACGACGGATTCATCCTGCCGCCGCTCAACTACGAACTGCACACGATCAGCGCCGACATAACCCAAGAGGTTCCCGAGGGGCTGCTGTTCAGGATCCCCGATGGCAGCGCTACCACCATTCACCGTGAGAAACGCCTCACGATGGAAGATCGAGTAGCCAAGGCTGCAGCAATCGCCAACGCTGAAACCGGGCCGGTGATCGTGTGGTGCGAAACCAACGACGAATCATCGGCACTGGCCGCATCCATCCCTGATGCGATCGAGGTGTACGGCTCCATGAGCCTTGATGAGAAGGTGGCCGCGTTGGATGCGTTCACGTTTGGTGATCGCCGGGTGATCGTGTCGAAGCCCAAGCTGGCCGGCCTGGGGTTGAACTGGCAGCACGCCAACACCGTGATCTTTGCCAGCGTCAGCCACAGCTATGAGCAGCACTACCAGGCCGTGCGCCGTGCATGGCGGTTTGGGCAGGCCAAGCCCGTCACCTGCCACGTGATCATCAGCGACACGGAAACCAGCATCTGGAACAACGTCCAGCGCAAGGCTGCTGATCACCTGCGCATGAAGCGCGCCATGGCCGGCTCAATGGTGGCGATGCAGCAAGAGGCAACACTGCGACGCGCCTACGGATCGGCTACTTCAATCATCCTTCCATCATTCCTGAAATGAAACCGACTCACGAAGGCAACAACTGGGCCATTTACAACGCCGATTGTGTTGAGATTCTCTCGGGACTGCCTGATGAGAGCGTTGATTGCGCCGTGTTTTCATCGCCGTTCAGCTCTCTCTACATCTACAGCGACTCCGAGCGAGACATGGGCAACTCGGCCTCTCATGACGAGTTCTTGGAGCATCATCAGTGGATGGCACGTGAGCTGTTCCGCGTGATGAAGCCTGGCGCCGTGATCTGTGATCACGTGAAGGATACGGTTTTCTACCAAAACTCATCAGAGACAGGAGAGGGCGGACTGTTTCCGTTCAGCGACGCCGCCAGTGCAAACTACCGGGAGGTTGGATTCTGTCTGAGGGCACGGGTGACAATCTGGCGTGATCCAGTGCGCGAGATGCAGAAAACCAAGCATGAGCGACTGCTTTACAAGAACATCCGCGAGAACAGCCGGGTGAGCGCCATGGGAATGCCTGAATACATCTTGGTGATGCGCAAGGATTCACGGGGCAAGAATGTCGGAGAGCCGGTTACTCACAGCCGTGATGAGTTCTCGCTGGATCAGTGGCAGCAGTGGGCATCGCCAGTGTGGATGGACACGATGCAGACCAAGGTGCTCAACTCCCGGTTCAAAGGCGACAAAGACGAAAAGCACATCTGCCCTATGCCGTTGGACTTGATCGAACGCTGCATCACCCTCTACAGCAACCCTGGCGACGTTGTGCTGGACCCGTTTAACGGCATCGGCAGCACCGGCTACCAGTCCGTGAAGATGGGCCGCAAGTACGTCGGCATCGAACTCAAGCCGGAGTACGCCCGCCAGGCTGCGAAGTTTCTGGAGCAGGCCGAGGGCAGCGCTGCATCCCTCTTTGACTTGGAGGCCGCCTAATGGAAACCCGCCGCCTAACCATCTGCCTCACCCTCCCCGAGGTCGAGGCGCTCCGCCGCCAGCTCCGGCCAGGCGAGGGGATGAACGATCTGCTGCGGCGGATCGTGAACGACCGCATCCACAACCCCACCCCGCAATGATCACTCTCACCACCCCCACGCAGCAGGCCATGGCCCGCATCGCCACTGCGCCTGTCACCAGCGATCAGGCCCGGCCCACGCCAACACCATCCACCCGGTTATCCCTGGCCGCCTGCCCCATGCCGGCGCGGTGCTCTAAGCCCTGCGAGACGTGCACCAACGTCGCCCGCAGCGTCGCTGCTGAGCTGGGGCAGGTGCTGAGGGAGCGCCACGGCGGGTCCAGTTCAGTGGCGCACTGGCTGGATGGATTCACACACACTGGAGATGAACGATGAGCACTGATTGGAGAGCGCTGTGTGCTGAGTTATTGCCTCTGTCGTCCTCTTCCCGTTGCGCCGAAGAGATGGTTGATTCGGCAGTCAAATCTATAGACAGAGCCCGCGCCGCCCTGGCCCAGCCCGAGCCAAAGGGGGTGGAGACTCAGCCGGCACCGAGTGGTTACGCCTACCGCTATCCCTCAATAGAAGGCAGCGTGATCAGGTTCAATCATGGGCAAGAAGTGAACGGGAGTCGCCCGCTTTGCGCCATCCCGTACTGGCTAGGCCAGCCGCCCACCCCCCAGCCGTCGCCCGTGCCCGTGGCGGAGGCGGTGACGGAAAAGCAGGTGATGGATCTAGCCGATGACTGCGCCTTTGATAGACAGGAGATTTCCGGCTTTGATGGCGGCAGAACGTTTCATGGTCACGGCTGGGAATGCACGGACGAACAGCTCGTGACGTTTGCCACTGAGCTTCTCACCCGCTACACCCGCCCCACCACCGAGCCGGTGCCCGTGGCAGAGCGGTTGCCCGGGCCGGAGGATTGCGATGCGATGGGAAGGTGTTGGTGGTTTACTCCCAGGGATGGAAACCCAGCTCCATTTAGATCAGCCGATTGGAGTCTGTATGCAGGCTGGAGGCAGAAGTTCACCCACTGGCTCCCCCACCACGCCCTGCCGGTGCCCGGTGCGGAGGAGGCCCCATCGGATCGCGGTTCAGAATCCTCGCTTGCCGAGTTCAACGATGGAGGAATGCCCCTTGGCTAACTCAACCCCACCCCTATCCCAGGCCCGCACCGCCCTGGCCCAGCCCGAGCCGGAGGGGGATGGGCTGTTTCATTGGCGGAACCTTGGCGACGGAAAGCCCGTTCAAATTCGGGAGTGCCCTATGTGCGGCATCGCCCCGGCAAACGTGGACGATTGCGGTCGATTCGGTGATCCAGCCTGCCCCTATTTCGGTGTTGGCGAACCCGAGCCGGAGGGGGTGGGGGAGGGGCCGCCCGCCGCCCCGCCAGCGCCAGAACCAGGGGAAGTGGCGGAGTTGGCATCAGCACTGAAAGCTGATGCGGAGTGCGTCGAGGTCGAGCATTACGACCTGTGCAACATGACGGCAGAGCAGATGCGCCGCGCCGCCACCCTGCTCCAGCAGTTATCCGCTATCGCAACCGAGGACTTGAAAGCCGAAGCCGCCCTGGCCCAGCCCGAGCCGGAGGGGCTGCCCCCAAGGGTTGGCCACATCCTGCGCCTGGCTGAGATCATCCGCGAGGTGGACGGCAACCACGACAAGGGAGCCGCCGCGCTGGCCGAGGCGATCCTGTCTCACCCTGGCAGCAGATGGAGTCCCACCATCGAGCCGGTGCCCGTGGCGGAGCGGCTGCCGGGGCCGGAGGATTGCGATGCGGAGGGGAGGTGTTGGTGGCTGACACTGGCAGTAGCTGATGGTGGCCGTGGTGGATATTCAACCTTTTGGGAGCTGACAACTTTCAAGGCCGCCGTCCGATGCGCGTCCCACTGGCTCCCCCACTACGCCCTGCCACTACCCACCCCAACGCCATGAATCGCTGCATCGTCATCGGGTGGGACGCCCACCACAACTGCATCGGCCGGGCCCATCTGATCGCCCGTGCCGCCGCGCTGGCATTCTCTGAGGTCCAGCTGATCGCGTTCGGGTTCTCCCATCTAGGCCGTGAGGTGTGGGCGCCACTGCGAGGTGAGCCGATCACCGTCATCCCTGAGCCCAAAACCGTCTCAGCGCTGATTGATCGCTGCCGCCGCGTCGCCGCGGCCACCGACGCAGACGTGGTGATCGCCTGCAAAGCCCGGCTGCCGTCAGTGCTGCTGGGCATCGCCATCGCTGAGCGCAACGGCGCCCGGCTGATCGTTGACATAGACGATCACGAGTTGGCGTTCATTGATCCGAACGATGCCCCGCTCTCGCCGCTGGCGCTGCAGCAGCAGTTCCCCGAGCGGCTCGGCGAGGCCCCCTACTCACCGTTCTGGACGCTAGCGGCGCAGCAGCTCACCAAGGCCGCTGATCACATCATCACCTGCAACACCGAGCTGCAGGCACTGCACGGCGGGGAGATCATCGCCCACCTGCGCGACCTGGATGCGTTTCAATCGCCGCAGGCTGAGCCGCCCGCCGAGCTGCTGGAGATCCGCCGCCGCTGCACCCCGCTGGTGATGTTCCTAGGCACGCCGCAGCGGCACAAGGGCCTCGACGTCATCGCTCAGGCAGTGGCCCAGGTGCCAGGTGCTGGCGCGGCATTCATCGGCCGCATTCCCGACCGAGGGATTGTGAACGACATCACCCGCGCAGCCGGCGACCAGGCCGCGATGATCGACAGCGTGGCATTTGCGGCTATGCCCGCCTGCCTCGCGCTAGCTGATGCGGCGGTGCTGCTGCAAGACCAGTCCCGCGAGGCCAGCCGGTATCAGCTGCCGGCCAAGGCCTGCGACGCGCTGGCGGCCGGCATCAGGCTGATCGCCACGCCCACCCCGCCGCTGCAGATGCTGGCGGACTGGGGGTTTCGGGGGATTTCGTTTGTGGAGTCGCCCGCCGAACTGCCCGACGCGATCCGCCAGCTGCAGCCACTGAGCGCTGCCGATCGGGAGGTGAATCAGCGCCTCGCGCACCAGCACCTGTCCTATGCCTCTGGAGCTACGACCATGCGCCACCTCCTATCCCAGCCCAGCCGCCGGGCGATCAGTTACGCCGCCAGATCATTGATCGGGCTGCCCGAGCCTGGCCGGCGGATCATTCTGATGCTCTGGAAGCAGAACGACGCTGGCGTGTTTGGCAGGCGGGTGGACATGGTGGCAAAGTACCTGGCCAGCCGGGATGACGTGGACCAGGTGTTGTTGGTAGAGAAACCGCTTAGCACGCTGGACCTGCGCAAGCTGGAACAGAGCCAGAACCGGCATCACCGGCTGTTGCACCGTTACGCGCAGCGGAAAAGGGTGGGGCTGCTGGACAAGGGCAAACTTGCCATCCGCACGCCGGTGATGCCTGCAGGGCTCAGCGTGGCTGAACAGGGCGACTTCATTGAGCGGTACTGCCAAGGGCTGGTGGAGCAGGCCCTAGCGCGTTTCCCCGGCGCCAGGCTGGGGCTCTGGGTCTATCCGTACTATCGGCACGCCGAGCGGATCGCCGCAGCCCTACCCACCGACTACGTGCTCGCCGACGTGGTGGACGATCACAGGGCATGGCCCAACACATCCGCCGAGCGGAAGACAGAGCTTACGGAGCACTACCGCGCCATCCTGGATCTGGCCGACATGGGCCTTTACAACTGCCGGCACACGCTGCAGAGCATCGGCAGACTCAGCCCCACGAAGGCGCAGGTGGTGGCCAATGGCGTGGATTTCACCGGCGCACCGGACGCGGCAGAGGTGGCTGACCTGCGGGAGCAGTTGGTAGCGCCCGGCAACTTCCGGGGGATCATCGGCTATGCCGGAAACCTGGAGTCGAAACTGGACTGGCCATTGGTGGAGCACGTGGCAGCCAAAAACCCTGACGACCTGGTGCTGATGATCGGCAGCACGCACGTGGCCACCCAGCTGCCACAGCGGCGGAACATTCGCTACGTGGGCCCAGTGCCCTATGACGAGCTGCGCGCCTACCTGGCGACGTTTGATGTGGCGATCATCCCGCACCTGAAAACGAATCTCACGGCGGCGATGAACCCGCTGAAATGCTGGGTGTACGCCACGCTGGGGATCCCGATCATCAGCACCGACATCCCCAACCTGCCAGAGGATCTGCCGCAGCTGAAAGTGACGCGCAGTCAGGGCGGGTTTACGAAGAACGTCCGCAAGGCGCTGAATTCGCCGGACGTGATGAGCGCCGAAGAGATTGTCGAGATCATCCGCCGGCACAGCTGGGCCAGTCGCCTGGAGTCGGTGGTGGACTGGTTCCACTACTGACCGGGGGTGCGGAACCGGAACCGCTGCGGTATGATTCCACCACGGGCACAGGCCCGCCACTCGCCGTTTCACGCCATGACTTCTTCACTAGATCCGACAACGCAGCTGATCAAGCTTGTTTCGGTTGTTGCCGTTACTGCTTTTGTTGGCGCATTCACTATCCCCATTGGTTGCAACATTTTCGTTGCTTTGTTGCGCTGCTTTATTCGCCGTCGCCGTGAGCGAGAGGCCATTTGCCTTATCACTAGCGTTTTATTTGCTGTTGGCTCCGTACTGGTGCCCATCTTGTTTTGGTATGCAGTCCCCAATCCGCTCTTCCTCGTTTCCGCATCATTTTTCTCTCTTTTAATTGGCTCTTATTTAGCGCAAGGGCTAGACCCTCGCCGAGTCTAATCCCTTTCTCCACTCACAGCCTTCTATTTTTTTTATTGCCATGACCACGATTTTCTGCACCGTCTTGGTGCTGCTGTTATTGCCCGCGCTGTTCCTGTTGTGGCTGACGGAATCCCGCCAGCAACGCGCCCGCCGCTGGCGCCGGGATGGGCTCACCTATCGGGTGATCGCTGAGCGGCTGGGCTGCTCACAGACCACCGCTCGCCGGTTGGTGGGGGTGAGGGCATGACCGACCAACACCGCGCCACGCCTGAGCAGTGGGATTACATGCACGAACGGACAGAAGCAGGGCTGGAGATGACTTCCTGCATCCTCGAACTCCGCAACCGCATCGAAGCCCTAGAGGCCGCCCAGCAAGACAAGCTCGACCGGCTGATTGCGTTGGACGCCGCCGATCCGACTCCCGATCCCGCCATGACCGAACTCCGCGCCGCCAGCGCTGAGGCGAGGTCTGGGGGGTTGGTGGAGAGGGTGGAGGAAGCCATTGCGAACGAAGACTGGATGAATAACGGTCTTGACGAAAGCGTCTGCGGGGATGATGACCCCACTTACAGATACACCAGTGCAGCGTGTAACAGCGGCCACTCATTTCAAACCCTTCAGTCCCGCGCCGCCATCCGTGAGGTCGCCACCTGGCTCGACCGGTTCGCCCTTCACGGCTCCGGCGAGTACGCGCAGGCGGCCAGGGTGCTGCGGCAGGAGGTGGGGCAATGAGTCTTGACCTACACAATCTGCCTGCTTGGCCTCAAAGCCAAGAATCAGTGACGGACCAACTTGCCAGCCTTGTGCTCATAGCCAACCGACTGGGCTTGTATGACGCCGCTGATGCTGTTAAGCAAATGAGCGAAAATATGCCGCAGCTAAAGTACGGCTGCCATGTAGACCTAGAGCCACATCAAGAGCCAGACGGGTGCGTAATTGACGATGGCAATTTTCATAACTGTGTCTACGCAAAACCAGGCATGAGAAAAGAGCAATGCAAGTATTGGAGGATCGTTTCGCCATCTCAACAGGAGGCCAGCCAATGACCGCGCCCCTCTCCCCAGCAGCCCAAGCGGTGTTAGATGCTGTAGCCGCCGCACTTGAGCGCGGGTATTCAGGCCCAGCCGCATATGACATTGCCGCCGCCGCCCTCCGCGCTGCAGCGGATCAGGTCGTGCCGGATGAGCCCGACTACATGCGCGCCGCTGTCCCTAGCCCGGACTGGTGGGATAAGCATGATTCGATCCGCTCCGAGCTGTACGCCATCGTTACCGAACTGGACCCCACACCATGACCACCCCCCTATTCGAGTCCCTAGCCAACTGCGCCCTATCCCGAGCTTGGCTGATCGGCGCCGCTGGCCCTTCGCCCCAATACTGGCGCGAGCTGTTCTCGGTTACCGCCCTGATCGGCGCCCCCTGGCGCGAAGCTGATCGCTTAGGGGGTCGGTGATGCCCCGCCTCTACCACGTCCAGCTCACCACCGGCCCTATCGAGCTCTACGCCCTCACCCAAGCCCAGGCCATCGCATCTGCCCTAGAGCTGGCTGGTCCCGGCGCCAGAGTGCTCAGGGTGTGGCGAGAGGGTGACTGGTAACCCGCCGATCACACCCCCGGCTCATCACACTCCGAAGGCCCGCGCCGCGGCTGCTCACTCCCTGCTGGGAGCTGCAGTCCGCGGCGTTGGCATTTCCAGCGAAACGACCGCAGCGCCGCGTGACGGCTGGCACTGACGGCCTCGACTCCCTGCCCTTGGATCAGCCAAACGGGGATCCCGTCGCGGATGACCAGTTCGGTAGTGAAGAGGTGCTCCATGGCTCAGGCTACGTGCCGCCAGGCCCGCCGCCGCACGATTCGAGTGATGTGGTTGGGCGTCACCCCATACCGCTTAGCCAGCACGGCTCTGGGCGTCCCTGCCGCGGCCTGCTCCCTGAGCCGGCGAATGTCGGCATCGGTGAGCACCGATCGCCCATTGCTGGCCCCTTGGCGGGCCGGCCGCCGACGCTTGACACCAGGAAGCGGCCCCGGAATCCGGCGGCCGCTTTCATAGGTTTCGATTGATCGGGTGAGCTGGCCGCAGTTTTGGCACCGCAGCCAGCGTCGCTGGCCCTGGGAGATCAACCTAGTGTCCACCACGCGGGTGGTGCCGTTGCACCATTGGCAGGGCAGCATCAGCCCTTGCTGGCGTGAACGGTGGTGTCGCCGTTGTAGCGGCCGGTCACGGCGTAGCTGTTGATCGGTCGCTCAGCCATCAGTCCAAACACAATCTGCCCGACGCGCATACCTGGCCAGAGTAATTGCGGCCAGAGCTGACGGTTGTTCGTTAGCTCAAGGGTAAGCACTGAATTATTTAAGCCAGGATCAATCCATTGGGCCGTTGCATGATCTAATCCATCGCGGGCCGGGCTAGATTTAAGTTTAAACTCGGCAAATAAATCGTCGGGAATATTTAGCAACTCAATCGTATGCCCTAATACGAACTGCCCCGGCCGCAGCTCATACGGATCACCCTGGCTATGCCGGCCCAGCGGATACGGCACCAGCTCCGGCGACTGCGCCGACTCGATCAGCAGCAGGTCGCCCAGCCGCACGTCAAGGCTGGCCGGGTTGACCAGCGCCGGATCCCATCCCACCACCATGCCGCCTTCGCAGCGGCTGCGGATCTGCCAATCAGCGAGGATCATTTCAGAGTCTCCAGTACGTGTTTCGCAAACGCCGTGTGTGTCATCACGGCATGGGTGCCAGGCGGCTGGCCGTAGCTGTCCCGCCACCAGGCGGAAAATGCAGCGCTGATCAATTCATCGCGCTGCTGCTCACGCTCAGCCTCCGCCAGTCCGGTGTAGGTGCCGTGCATCGGGTGCGCCGGATCATGCCGGCCATCGGCGGTGTAGAGCTCCTCCAGCCGGTCCTGGCGGGCTGACTGTTCGATCGGGTTGCAGTCGGAGTTCATGCCTGAATCAGTGCGCTGGAGAGGTGGATTTGCGGCACGCACCACTCATGACCATCGGCATCCACCAAGAAGTAGTGCGGCCAGCTGACGAGGCCGCGGCCAAGGGCAGCGGTGATGATCGCCGGCTCCTGGGGGCGACCGGCGACGTAGACGTGATCCCCTGGGCTGAATCGCCAGGGGTTGGCGGTACGGGTGGCGGTTAGAGCCATGGCGTGGATTTTCGAGAGAGGATTTCAATCGAGCTGGCATCAGGATGCCGGCGCTCAGCGAACTGGTAGGCCTGCTGTTTGCAGGTGGCGCGAATAGTGCAGCGCATCGGCCGGCAGCCGGGCCAGTGGATCTGCACCGGCCAGAACCTGGCGCCCGGCTCGCTGGTCCGGGTGATGCCCTCGCCAGCGGACTGGCAGGAGTCGTCGTCGGGGAGGAAGGTCATTGCTGGGCCTCCAGTTCGCGGGCAGAGAATTGGGCGACGACCTGGCCGTCATGCCGCCGATGCCTGGCGTGATTAGCGCATATCCGGCGAGCATCCTCAAGGGTGGCGCTGGTGTTGGTGCCCTTGATGCCGTACTCCAGATCGCACTCTATCCATACCAGCGACCACCACGGCCTGTATTCAGCCGTGAATCCCAGGTATCTATCCCGCACCACGCGGTAACGGGTCGGGGGGAATCTGAGTTTCATTGCTGGGCCTCCAGTTCGGCGAGACGGTTGAGGGCGGCGCGGATGTCGTCCTGCTCAGCAACGCTGAGAGTGCGAAAGTGCTTGAGGCCCACGGATGGGCCTAGCGCCTTCAGCCCCTGCTCCGCCAGCGACGGCGGCTTGGGGCGGCGGGCGGAGCGAAGGGCATCAATGGCGGGCTCAAGAATGTCTTTCGATCTGAGCCACTCACAGCACGCCTCCAGCTCCTGATCCGCGGCCCACTGGGCGGCGCGGTTAGCGATATGAACCCAGTGATCTACGACTTCTTGATCACTGGCCTGCAATTGCGTCCATTCCTTTACCAACTCCGGCGGCACCTTCACAGGATGATCAGCCACGGCGCACCTCCTGAGCCTGAATCCCCACCTCCTGAACCAGCACCACGGCGCCAGCCACCATGCCCAGCAGGGCCAGCGCGGCGGCAATCACGGCTCGGCGACCGGCAGCGGCCTGGGCAGCAGCTGCAGCGCGGCGGAGTTGGTCGTGGCGCAGCTGCGCAGCCAGTTGGCGATCAGAGCGAGCATGGGGCCTCCGTGATTTCGATGATTTCGGCAGCAGGGAACTGAGCGTAGAAGGCCTCTCGAACGGCAGTACGACTCCACCCCTTGGGGCAGGTCCATTCGAGCTTGTGGATCGTGTCATCAGTGAGTCTCCGGTAAGTGATTTTGTGGGTGATTCCAATGAAGGTGGACATGAGTCAAAACGCTTCCTCAGCAGAGCGGATGAGCTGGCGAACAATCTCCAGCTCAGCGAGCAGGCTGTCTGCCAGACCCGTGGGCAGCGCCGCGCCAACGTCCCAGGCGTTGTCGTTGATTGCGCTGGCCGTGACCTTCACCGCATCGATCAGCCCCACCAGCAGGGGCATGAGCGGGCGGTTGCGCTCGCCGCAGTCGGGGAGGGTCAGCAGGGAGTCCACGTGTGCCGGCAGCGCTTGGCGGGCGGCCTGAAGGATCAGGTCGGATAGTGCGCCGTCGCACTCCAAGGGGGTGGGGTTGTGGGTTTGCATGGCGGCTAGGTGATACTCCAGCTCCGCCGCTCCGCCAGGGAGCAGCCGGGCACGGTTTTGACCGTGGCAACAGCAGCGGCCTTGGCGGCGGCTTCGTCGCTCGGCGCGACCGCCACGGCTGCGGCCACGGCGGTTTTGATCGCGTCCTTGATCGCGGTCTTGTCGGCTTCGATCTTGATCCGTTGGAACATCTCCGGCAGATCTTTCGGCTCGCAGTCCACCACGGCCACCGTGGACTTCCTGCTGGTGATCTTGTGCTCAGGCAGGTCGTATTTCGTGGCCTCGGGGTCAACCTTTTGCAGCGCCTGAATCAGCCGATCCTGCAGCGCATCGGCCTGCTGCTCATCGGCAGCGGCCAGCTCGCGCAGGGCATCGGCCCGGGCCTTGCGGGCAGCGTGCCGGGCCCTGAGCGAGTCGATCACCCAGCACCAGGCATCGGCCTTGGCGAGGATCGACTGCTTGTTGTCGGCCTCAGCTGAAATGAGGCCTTCCAGCGTGGCAGTGGCCGCGGCCACCACTGCGGGGTCATCAGAGAACAGATCGGCGGCGGCCTCGTCAATCTGGCTTTGGAGCCTGAGAGCGTCGCCGGTTAGGGCGTAGAGGGTGGTGGTCATGGTCAGTCTCCCAGGCAGGCGCGATCAAGACGAATGCAATGATCTATTGGCAGCCGCAGCCGCTCCGCAGGCGGCTCAGCAGACGGGCGCACCATCGCCTCCAACTCCGCCACTCGCTGTTCCAGCGCGGCGATGCGGTCGGTCTCGGTGGGTGGCTTCCAGTAGATGGTGCGCTGCCACGGGGCACCAGGGCCGACATGGCTCCAGGGGGCGAAGAAGTTGTACTCGGAGCCTGACACGTGCCTCATCCACACATTCCCATCCCGATCCCCATCCGCCTCTGTCGGCAGACGGTCTGTGATCCATTCGGCGTTGCTCATCGGTCAGCCTCCACGCGCAGCTCGACCCAGAGGGCGTCCCAGGTGGTGGCCCTGGGGCCGGTGGTAAAGCGGTTGAAGGCGGCGGCCTCCTGGCTGGCTTGGAACCACACGAAGGGGGCGCCGATCGCGGCTAGGACAATCGCCCCAACTACTAACCCTGCGACTGCAGGGGCAAGCTCCCTGAGCGCATCCTTGAAATCGTCCATGGCGTCGCGAGTGGTAAACGCCCACACACCATACCGGATCGGAACCCCTTTCGCACCCTATGATGGGGGCAAATCGTCACACTCGACCCGGTGCCAGCCAGCTCCAACCAGTCCTGGTGGCTT